ATGGGTCTGTTTCCGCTCCGCCGGATCCGTAGGTCTTCGGTGTCGCCTTGGTGGCGCGTTTCACATCCTGAGCCTTGCGGTCGGCGAGTATCGCTTTGATGAACTTATCCGTGTTCGCCTTGGTCGTCTCGGCATCCGGACCCACAACGAACGCCAGCACATCCGGCGTTGCGGTGATGTCCTTCTTTTCAAGGTCGACTGCTGCGGATTTTCCGAGCTCCGTCCTGAGCGCTTCCGCCTGCAGTCTTGCGTTCTCCGCCTTCAGGTCGTCGATTTCCTTCTGGCGTGCCGCCTCGTCTGCCTTGCGGCGCTCGTCCTCGGACATCTTGGCGTATTTCGCCGCTTCTTCCTTGGCGTTCTTCAGTGCCTTCTCGCTTGCTTTGCGTTCCCGGGCGATGCGTTCGTTTACGATCCTGTCCACGTCTTCCTGTGTGAATGTCTTCGGGGACTCTCCCTTGTCGTCGTCTCCGCCATCACCTGCGGGCTCGGTATTCTCGCCGGCTTCGGTCGCTTCCGGTGCCGGGTCGTCCGCAAATAGCTGAAGGTCAATCATGTTCTGGATAAGTTTATTTTTCATTTCGTTCTCCTTTTATAGCCTGTCGGCTGTTGTTTGATATTTGCCATTGGCGCTTGTCGCCTTTGGCATATTCCATGGATGCGCTCCAAGTTGGCGGTCGATGTTATGCACTCAATACCGTGACTTAATGGCTCCACGTTCACCAGTGGATAACAACGACAAAAAGCGCCGTCCGAAGACCGCGCAAAAGTTACTCAATGTTAAGCTGTACATAATCGGGATAGGCTTCCGCCACTGACCGCATACCGTCCACGAATGCCCCGGTGATGAGCCTTGCGTATGTGGACTGATGACCGTTCCAAATGATGTGGCTGTCGCCCGGTGATATCCGCACCGCAATGTCGTCCGTCGTGTAGGTCTCAAGGGCATTCGCAAGGGACTGAAAGAGCACCGACACGGATGCGCACACGATGTCCCTGCCGTGTTCGGCATAATTGGCGTGACCGTCCACCACGAGAGAGGGGTGTGCGTCCGGTCTGTCTCTGGTGCAATAAGTGATTTTGATCATGTCAGTGTCCTTTCGCTTTATCCATCTTCAATGATTCCAAATACTCTTTATAGCTGTCCCTTGCGTTTTGGGGCGCTTTGTCAGTAAGTACAAATTGCCGTTTCTGATAGTCGAACTTATACCATTCTTTTTTGTCCATGAATTTAGGTCTATCTCGCATTGACTCACCTCTTGAAATACTTATCGAGCACACTCATGGCTTTTTTCGCATATTCAGAGCAATCATCCTTGTCGTTCATTCGACATTGTGTAAATGATTCGGCAAGGAACTCGTCGGCATTTTCTTTTGAGTATTCGGAAATGCAAATCTTTCTATAGGATTCATCTGCTTTCGCATAGGCTTCGTCCGCTTTCATTGCGGCGTCCATGTCGCCCTTGCTATATGCTTCAAGGCTTTCAAGTTCGGCTTTGCTTCGTGCGGATTCAAACGGCTCAAGAGCATTCAAGTAATTTGTGTAAACCTTGTCTATTTCCCTTCGTGCGGACTTAATCATTCCGTAATCAGTGCCGACAAAGTTACGCTTGTTGCTCAATTTGTCCGTCATGCCTATAAGGGTATGCGCAAATTCGTGCGTTGCCATGTACTCGGCTTCCCTGCCGTTGGGGACATTCGCAAAGAATCCATCATCTGAAAGCTCTCTGACCCTGTCAATGTGCTTGTCATAATGATTCAGCTTCGAAAGATTCAACATCAAAGTCGATTCATTTGTGGAATATGAGTGATACACACCCGCAAATGAATTCGAGTTACTCATATATTCGAGCCCTGTCATTGGTCTGACTTCGCTGAGCGTTGTCGTATAATCTTTCACGAGTCCGGTCAAAGCCTTTAAAATGCCATTTGCCATTTCAACATCCATCTTTTTGCCGAAATTTGCATTTTGCATAAAGGCTTCTTTTGCTTCCTGCGGAGTAAACTTTGTTAATCCGGGGCTGAATCGTTCTCTCCGATTTTCGTGAGCCCTGCCGAGAATATCTGCAAGTCTTCCTTGTGCTTCCTCGAGGTTCTTTACTGGCTTATATCCATCGCCCTTTCTGTCTGCCTCAATCTGGGCGATGAGCGCGTCAAGCCTTGCCCGGTCTGCGTATGCACTCGTTGAGCACCTGCAGAACGGATGGATCGGCGGAGCGTTGTGCCCAGGCGCCATGTCCTTGACGTAGAATATCTGACCGTCAAGGTCTCGGCAGTCATCGCACAGCCTGTCATCATGCTCGACGATGAATGTGTACTTGTCGTATCCGTTGCGCTCGTAGGTCTGCTTCTGGGCTCCGGTCTGCACGCGGCACATCTCCGTTACCATGACGCGGCGTGCCTCGTACTTGCTGACCTTGAGTGCCTTCTCAACGTCACGCATGAGGACGTTGGGATTGCGTCCCTGAATGAGTCCGATTCTGAGGAGCCGTTCGAGTTCGACCTTCAGCGACCACTCCGAATACCATACCCGGTCACTGAAGTGCGCATTGCGGAAGGACGTGTTCACAAGCTCATGCGCGTGCTTTTCGGCATCGCTGACGGACTTCCCGAGGATGCCCGCCATGCGTTCGTATTCCTTCATGGACGTTTTGAGCAGGTCGCGCTCCATCTCGTGCTCCACGTCATTGAATCCGTCAATGAGCTCGAGCTCGATTTGCGCTTTCAGCAGTTCGAGGCGGTTTGTTTTCATTGCGAGATTATACAGCGCCATTTCCTCGTTTGCCTTGTCAGAGAAGTCCTTTTCCCGGACGTACTTCTCGGCTTTGCGGCTCAGGGCTTCCATATCGGCGTTCTGGACGCGTTTCTTCGCCTCCGCCATAGAAATACCGTTCTTCGTGGCGTAACGGCTGTAAAAGCCGTTTATTTCCTTCTCGATGTTTGCCTGCATCAAGTTGTAGATGCCGTCAAGCCGCTTGTTGTATTCCGCTTCATCCTTGATGGTATTCTGCCGGGCTTCCTCTTCGCGCTTGCGCCAGTAATCGAGGTTGTCATCCCTGTTCCTTGCCATCGTTCACCTCGTCGGTCTCGTCGGTCTCGTCCTCTTCCGGTTCGTCCTCATGAACTCCGAAACTGCCGTATGTATTGAGCTGTGCCCGCATGTCGTCCTGCTCTGCGGCGATTCGTTCGAGCTCGGCGGCAACGTCGGGGATGACGGACGGCATGAGCGAGAGCTGTGTTTCCTGCGAGACCATGCCCGCAACGTTCTTCGCGTTCTCGATCTCGGCAGCGGTATTCTTCGGAATGTTCCGGTGGAACTGAATCTCGACGTCTTCCCATGCGTTCGGGTCCGGGCTGTTCGTCGACAGCGAGCATAAAATTTTGTAGCGCTTCTGCAGGCTCTTGGAAATCTTCGTGTCGAAGGTCGACAGCATCGTTCCGGTCGCCAGAAGCTTGTACGCCATCGCTTCGCCGCTCGCCACATTGCCGAAAGAATCGTCCGAGATGTTAGCGCTCATGGAAATCTGGAAGATGAGACGTTCGAGACGGTTCAGCAGATTTTCCTGCGTTGCATCAGCAGTCGGCTTCGTGAGGAACTGAACGACGATGTTCTTTATCTCGTCGGCGTTGTCCGTTCCGAAGATGTTGATAACACGCTCGTCACGGATCCTGCGCACCTGATCGCTTCCGACCTCTGTCCCGATGATTGCAAGATATGCTTCCGCGAATGCGTCGACGTCGTTCGTCTTCTCGGAAAGTGTGCGGTTGTAAGCCTCGATGAGCGGCGCGGAATCCTCATACAATCCCATCCGTTCATCGTTCAGCATGTACTCGACTGCAGGGATGAGCCCGTAGGGGTTAACCTCAAGCTCGCCCTTCCAGTTGCCCTCAAGGAATTTCCGTTGATATTCCCTCGTGTAGACCTCGCCGTAAATCTTGCCGTCCTTCTTCCTGCCGTAGCGGACGGCGAACACGGAACGCTCTTCCAGTGTGTCATCATACACACAGAAGAACTGCATCGGGGTGAGCACCTTCATGCGGGTCTGCGCATTCTCGTTCTGGTAGAAAAATTCCCACGCGTGCCCCATCTGGAAGACCTTCTTGAAGAGCTGGTTCTCGTGGTCGGCGATGTGATTGCGCTTCTCAATCTGCAGGATGCTCTCTTCGACCTTCTCGTCCGCGAACCGCTTCGTGATCGGTACGCCGTAACCGTAGCCGAGGGAAATGTTCGTTATGTATCGCGGGAAGTTGACGACGAGACGGTTGTCCGGCTTCCAGGCTTCCTTATCCGGCGCTCGGAGAATGTCATGCCTGCCAACGTACAGCTCGCTGAGATACTTGAGCCGACGAATCGCTCCGCTGTGCAGGTCCATGTATTCCCTGACGGCCTTCATTGTCGGGAATCCGTCCGCGTCCAAATCCTTCTCGACGTCGCAGAGCATCGGCCGCGGCAGGTTGTACAGTTGTGTTTTCATGGCTAGATGCCCCCTTTGAATGTCTTTACTTGCGCCCGGTTCCGCTTCGTCATCTTCTCGACGACTCCGGTCGTGGCGTCCTGCGCATCATCGTGCGCGTTCTTTCCCTCGCGCTGATAACGGATCATGTCCTCGTAATAGTCTGGCCATCGGTACATCCAGTCCGCAGGGAAGTACACATGCTCCATGACATTTGTCGCATTGCTGAGTATTCGTGCCTGCTTATTCTGGTTCTGATGGAACCAGTGAATTGTCGTTCGGTTCGATTTGTACACTTCCCTGATGATCTTCTCAACGTTTCGGGCGAATCCGCGTCCGCCGTTGTTCGATTCGATATCCGCCCATGTGACGTCATGCTCCACGATAGAACGCGCCACTGCAGGCTCTGTCTTCTCCATCGGGTCTTTTGTGTGGATAACGTCAAGCACATACGCTTCGTGTGCCGGCGATACGCCATACACAAGATGCGACAGGTTGTCCGAGCCGGTGTCTGCCGTATCGGTGTAGGACTTGATTGCAATAAAAAACGGATGCCCCGCGTCGTCCCGCGGGATATCCGTGTAGGTCTTGAAGTGTGAATACAGCCGCCCCTTGATGTCGATAGGTGTCTGCTGGTAGTTCGCGTCGGCAACTTCCGCGCCCATCGCTTTACGCTTCGACTCGTAGCTTTCCCGGCTGAGAATGTCCGGGCAGAGCATCGTCCCGTCGTCCTGAAGCGCCTTGAAGTTCAAATGCCGCACCGTCCAGCCGTATTCCGCAGCGTGCTCGACCACGCGCCCCGCAAGGTCGTCCGTCGCCCATCTGGTCATGACGATGATAATCTTGCCGTGTTCTTCGAGTCGCGAGAGCATCGTGCCGGTGAACCAGTCCCAGTGTGCCTGCTTCGTGTTCGCATTATTCGCCTCGTAGAGCGATTTTATCAGGTCGTCGATAATTATCAGGTCTGCGCCGAATCCCGTCGCTGTACCGGTCGGAGACGTCGCCAGATAGTTATTATAGCCGCCCTCAAGGCTCCACAGGTTCATTGCCGCGTCGCCCTGCTTGACCTTGGTGCGCGGGAACACGTCCGAGTACACGGTGCGGTACTTGTCCGCCTTCAGCTCCATGATGGTATCGCGCACACCCTTCGAGAATGTCGTTGACAATTTCTCGTTATAGGAGCCGGTCATGATCTTGTACTTGCGGTCTTTGCCGAGGATCCATTCCACAAGGCATCCGATCGTACGGCTCTTGCCGTGTCTGGGTGGCGCGTTAATGATGAGCACATCCTCGTCTGAATTGATAAAGTTCTGAAGCTCCTCGCAGAACTCCACGAGGTAAGCCCGTTCCGGCTTGTAGAAGTCCGGCGCTTTCAAATTGCAGTAATCGAAGAAATGCCGCCGGGCAAGCTCGCATTTTGCCCCGATGGCTATCATGCGGTTATCCATTGCTCTTCGCCAACTTTCTGAGTTGTTCTTCCGTCAGTCCCGCGAATGGGTTCGTGTCGAGCTGCCCGGAGATTTCGACATCCTTGCGGTCGCGCCATTTCTCCGGTGCATAGTTCTTCAGGGCGAATGCAATCGCGCCAGTATCGGGAGCAACATGCTTTGTCGTGCGCTTTGTGACGACCATCTCATTCTGACCGGTCGCTCGGTTGAACCGCAGCTCTTCGGTCGTTTCTTCCACGTCGAATCCCCTCGCCCTTTTTATGAGCGCGTTTTCCAGTTCGCAGACAACAACCTCTCTACCCTTTTTTAAGGCTTTAGAAAATTGAGGAAATCGTTTTTCCCAATCAATAATCGTCTCCACTCTGACGCCGATGTTCTTCGCAATTTGCTCCTTGCTTAGTCCATCACGCGCCCAGCCCTCGATAAGCAAAAGGCCGTCCGGACTGATCCAGTATTCATATTTTCCTTTTCGTCCGCCTTTTGCCACAAACTCACCACCTGTTTACTGCTTGCCCTTTCCTGTCGGTCTGCTGGGTTTCGCCCAGTCAATACCATACCTGTCAATGATCTTCCGGAAGTCCTCAACGTCGTGAGGATTGACGATGTACTTGACTTCTTCTCCGTCCTCGCTCATGCCGACGTGCAGGAGCTCATGATAGAGCAGAATCTTGAGCTGTTCCTCGCTCATGCCCTGCACATTGGGCGAATAAACGACCACGAGGAAATCGTGCGGGCAATAAGGCTTGTACAGCTCCTTCACCTTTACGCATTCCCCGAGGCAGAGCCGTCCGCTCGATTTCTTCGGGCGGTCGCTTTCCACAAAGCCGATGCTGACATTTGCGCTCCGGATCCAGTGCAGGTCCGCATGCTCCATCATCACGAGATGGGCGAGCGTTGAGAAGTATTCTGATAATTCTACGGTTTCAACCATGTTCGCTATCCTCGTGAATAAAAGCAGCGGACTGCCCCTGGTAAGCAGCCCGCCAAAAGAAAGGAGGAAATCAAATGTCCGTAAGTGTCGTCATCAAACTGAAGCTGAAAATGAAACTGAAAAGAGCCCTCGCAGGAAAGGACCCAACTGCAAGAGCTCTTATCGGTTCATTCTTCCGAATTTGCCAGTCTAATATTATCACAGGTCGAATGTCTCATTCTGCCCCGTCTTTAAAATTTTTCCGGCTCATGACGACCGGACGGAAATGCAGAAGAGCATATCCGTGAAGCCTGTCGACGTGCGACCTGCTGTATGCCATCCGATCCGCCACCTCATGCCACTCAAGGTCCTCGATATACCTGAGCATGAGCACCGTCCGCTCGTTCTCCGTGTTCTTCGCGCTGTCCGACTGAATCTGTTCGATGTTCCAGGTGATCTCGTCAAGCATTTCGATGCATTCCCGCTTGGTCTTTGCGATGTTCCGCAGTATCTCGTCACGCCTTGCCGCGTACTCTTCAAGCCCCTTTGGATCATGTGCATGCGGCATTCCGTCCGACTGGATCCCCGGCATGAGCTCTGAGTAGAAGAGCTGATTGTACTGGATCTGCAGGCGGGCGATTCGTTCCCTTGCCCGCTTGTAGCCGTATAAGTAGGCTTTCTTTTCCTGACTCGTCATTCTGTCTGCCTTTCACTGCCTCTCACTGAGCTCGGTCTGTTCGGGTTCGGTCTGTTCAGGTTCCGTGTCCGTGTTGAGTGCCTTGCTGAGGGTCTGCATCGTGTCGATAAAGGTCGTGCACATCCTTGCATAGTTCAGACGG